TAGCTACCGCCTCGGCGATGCTCATAGCGTATTCATCCCAACTCATTGCATCTGGCGCATCATTTTGTTTACCTTGAGAGCGTAGAGGACTTTATTCTCATGCTCGATTTCCTCTAGTGTCTTCTCTTGTTGTGGAATATCACCTACGTAATCGAAGTCTACTGGGTCATGGTTGAATTCTTGGTGGATCACAGGTTCACTTACTTGTGGCTGAGTTACCTCCTGAGGCTTGTGCATATACATCTCCTTTATATGGGGAGTTGTCCCTTTAGGGTAATGGAACTGTCTAGTTTCTGTGTAGGTTTCCTTGTGCATTGAAGAACAAGCACACAATGACATTGCTAGTATTATTAGTGTTATTTTCATAGGTTATCGTTAACGATACTTATAGGTTGTTTAGTATCTTTTTTGCCCAATCAGGGGTGTCTTCTGTAACTGATCCAGTCCAGACAATGTTTGGTTGGGCTTCCTTTTTCTTTAGGTAGTTCCGGTTGGATAGGACAATAATAACCTCGTTGGTTGTGAATCTGAATCCACACTCACAAACCCTCCTACGCATTACTGTCTTATCAACCTTCCTACTATTAACTACTGATGTTATTTTACCGCATTCGGGACAGGTCATTTTTTATCAAATACAGGCATGAAGGTTTGTTTCTTCATTCCGCGTTTTTCAAAGAACTTCTCGCAGGCTTTGACGATTTCTTTGGAGTTAAGTGGGTATTTCCACCCAACTCTTCCATCATCACTGGACAAGTTATCTACGTGTAACTTCTTGTTGATTTTCATTTCATTGATTTCGATCCCTTGCACTTCCATTTGCGGCGACTTAAGTTATTGGGTGAATTAGGATCGCTCTTCCAATCACCCTTAATCTTCGCAGAACGAGCGCAGTATGCGTCACCTTTGGATGTTCCGGGGCGAATGCGATCTCCACCATCTTTAGCCTTACCAGCTTGACCATACTTCACAGTCTTTGTCCTACCAGTCTTGGCGTTCTTGACTACCTTTGTGAATCTCTTTTCCATAGTTATACAAAGTTTAGCGAGTTTATCGAATAACCCACTATTTCTTCTTTGCAGTCTTAGCTGATTGTTTGAATGCCTTTGCAGTTGGTGCGCCTTTGGCTCCAACCTTCCTCATCTTCTCACCACTACCAGCGGCGATGCGTTTGCGTTTAGCGTTGATGTTAGCGTAGAGTCCAGTTTTCATAATTACTTTTTCTTTTTCATTCCTGCTTGGCTCATTGCAATTGCCACTGCTTGTTTACGGCTCTTAGCCATAGGTGCTTTCTTTGGGCCTTTAGGGTTGATGCCAGCTTTCAGTGTGCCAGCTTTGTATTCGCTCATTGTTTTTGCCACTTTCGCGGCCTTACCTGCTTTAGTTGTTGGTTTTTTCATAATGATTCCATCCCATCTCTGAGAAGTTTAAAAAATGTTTCTGATGACATCGTGACTTTCCAAGGTTTATTATTCTTCTTTGAAGCCACGGCCCACGCAATGCCTTTAGCATCCCGCTCGGCCTGCTCACAAGCCTTATCTAAATTTAAGTTCTGAACGTGCTTTACCTCAAAGTGGAGCTTACCTTTCAGTTCTTCGCAGATGACATCCGGTGAGTCTTGACCACCTGCGAATTGCTGTCCTCGTTTAGCATTAAAGCCTTGGGCGCGGAGTTCATCTCTCCACTGGCGTTCTGCTCTAGCCCCTTTAGCTCTTGAGTTTATCATATTAGCAATTATAGCGAAGCATCCTAATGTATTCGTGGATGTATTCTGGTTCAGCCCCATACAATCGCAGTGTATGCCATTGCTTAAGCTCATTCCTTGCCTCGTCTCGCTCACGTTCCAGTTTCCTAGCGAAATCCGAAGTAACAACTTTATACAAGATTCCTTCAGATGAATCAGACCAAGTATTCTTGTCGGTCTCTGGTGTGTCACTCATGGCAGCAAGCTATCTACATCTTGTAGTTCTGTCAATACTTTTGTTTCAGAGAAGTATTCATGGTATATCTTCATGCCTTCATTCCAGTAATTATCTGCGATAGAATACCTTTCTTTGTCGAAAGACTCCCAGATCGTCAGAGCAGCGTCCATGAGCCTAGATGATTTTGCGAATGCTTGGTCAGTTGTCATCAGTATACCTCCTCTAGTTTGGAAATGTCACCACGCATGATGATTTCCGTTGTGTAGTTCCTCGCGCCACGGCGGTTCTTCTTGATCGTTAACATACTCTTGGTCTTGAAGTGTTCGACATACACTACTTGGTCGGAGTGCATCCCGATTGCCCGTGATTCGCGCAGTCTTCCCTCGTCATTTAACTGGGAAGCTGTCAGCATAATTGAATTATTCTTGAGCGCAGATACCTTTAACCGCCTTGCTATCTCGGAAATCTGCCCTTCTCGGCTGTCTGAACCATCAAAAGAGATGATTTGGAGGTAATCTACCACAATCACATCTGCCCGTTTTTCCCCTGTATATCGGGCGATATGGGCCTCAATCTCGGTGATTTCGGACACTCCATCCACGATTTCAATGGGTAACTTGTGTAATCTTAGGAGTGCCGCGCTGATCGCTTTGAGTTCTCCTTGGTTTGCATTCTTGTAATCCTCTGGTTCACGGATCGGGTAGCCTGCCATGTTGCAAGCCATCCTTGTGAGTATGTCTTTAGCCTTCATCTCTAGGGAAAAGAACAAGACTGGCTTCCCATCTAGTAGATTTGCTAGGGCCGCTTGGACTAAGTAGATGGATTTACCTCCTCCTGTTTCAGAAGCTACTGTCATCATCTCTCCTTTGTGCATCCCACCCTTGAGCGCACGATCTACTTTTATCATTCCAGTGGTGAAGCATTCGTTTACCGCCTTACCTTCCATCTCATCAATGATCTCAATGATCAGGTCTTTGACTGGTTTCACTTTTGTTGTCCGATCTTCGGCGCACTTCATTATCGTTTCCGATAACGAGCGTAAATCAGCCCTCCCACCGCGCAGGTCATGCTCTGTTTTCTCAATGATAGAGATGGCATCGCGGTAGCCTTTCATCTTGTGAAGATTCTTTCGGTAGTCATCAGCCATGTCTTGGCAGACCTTACCAGATGCGATCTTCATCGTAGCTAGGATGTCATGGACTTCGTTCTCACCACCAGCCGATTCTAGCTGACCCGTGGATTCTAGTTCAGCAATCGCCGAGAATTGACAGCAAGTGCCTGTCCGCTGGTGAACCCCTTGGAGTGCGTTAAAAACGATTCTGTGGGCAGGTAGCGCGAAATAATCACTATCCCACGTTTGTTGGGAAAGGATATTTCGGTCTGTTGCTATCAGCGACAATGCTGCCGCTTCGCTCTTGTGTGCTATTGGGACTTTTTTCATTAGGTTAAATAGGGCAAAGTTTTTCTGGTTTTAGGTTTGGATTAAACTTGCTTGGCTTCACTTCAAATACACCCGTCCATCCGTTGGAGATGGCAGTGTCGATTGCTTGTATCGCGTTATCTACTCCCCAAGCTGAAAACTTGCGGAACATACTTTTTGTAGCAGTCGGAGTCATCGGAATCTTTTTTTCCTTTCGGTGCTGAAGGAATTCATTCCACGACTCCTTGAATTCGGGCGTGTCTAGTTCGGTCGGGATATTCTGTGGGGGGGCTTCGGAACGGGGGGTCTTTTTTTTGCCATCGGCAGATTTCAGTTCGGCGGTAGCTGAACCCGAGATGTGACCTTCATGTGAGGAGGTCTGGAAAAGATTAGGTTGAGTTGAGGAATGCGAGGCCACTGCCGAGTTTTCCTCTTCCCCTTGAAAAGGGGTTAGGGGTTTTTGTTTCTCTGTTTGTTTCTCTGTATATTGTTTAATATGACGCGCCCGCGCGGAACGAGAAGAATCTTCCACATGGTCAGGAAGAATCTTCCAAATGGATGTGGAAGAATCTTCCAGATGGTCTGCTCTTTCGGATGTCAAAATTGTGAGTGCAGATTGGCTGATTGTGTAATACTTCATTGCCTTTCCAGCCTGCAAATCGAACTGCTTTGACTTAACCAATCCCATAGATTCAAGCGTCCGAAAAACCTCACCGATTGTTCTGGTTGACCAAAACGGAAACGAGAATTCACGCCATTGCTCAAGGGTGTTAAATATCCAACGCTCGTCATCTACAACTTTTCCAGATCGTTTTTGACCACACCAGAACTTCAAAGTTTGAAGCACGATAGCTTCCGGTAGCCCGATTAGTTTTGCTAAGGTTGGCTGAAAGACGATGGGCGTTTCGTCAATCAATAGATTTGATTTGCTCATTTAAAAAAAGGCGACCCCTTGTGATGGCGGACAAAAGCGGCAACTGACGCATAGGAGTGGTGAAACCACCACAAGGGATCATATAGTTTTGTTTTTTAAATTTTGTCCTACACTTCGGCTCCTACCCCGAAGGCGTGATTTCTCACACGCGAAAGAAACTACTAGATGTTGTATTCAGTGTCAAGCATCTTTTTTATCGGAACCGATAATTAGTCCATGTCAATTGTTGCGATCCCACCAGCAGACCAGTCCTCTAGCTTGTCGGTCAGAATCTCCCAGACATCATCGGCATCACTTTTGGTTTTGCATTTGAAAATGGAGCGGCGTTCAGCGAGTCCCTTGTCTGTAATAAAAAAATCACACTTGATGACAGTAGAAGATTCAAGTCCACAAGCGACGAGTATGGAAGTATTGTTTGGCTTGAGAGCCATCATTAGAATGCCTTCATCATTTTCATAGGTAGCGATGAAAGGTTTTTCTAGTGCGACAGCTAAAGACATATTTGTGACAAGGACAGTCTTGCGAACAGCAGCAAGAAGTTCTTCTGCAATGCTATTGTCCTTGTTTGTGTTATCCATAATTGCGAAGGGTATCAAAAATGTATTGACCTGTCAATAGTTCTAGTTTAATTTTCTTCAAATGAAACATCCATTAGAAGAAGCCTACGATAGTTGCATGATGGCTTACGAGCAATCACGCACTGTTCGTTCTATTGGACGTAGGACTTTCGCCCAGCAACTGCGTGAGACTCGCAGGAAACTGAACATGACCGTCAGGGAGCTGGGCGAAAGGATCGGGGTTACTGGCTCATTGATCAATCAGATTGAAGTAAACTCCAAGAGCATTCTTAAAAAAGAACAGGTAGAAAAGATTATCGAATTATGCGTGTCTTCCTTGAAATCGAGGCGGGTAAATACAAGCTCCGCGTCAGCCCCTACGCAGCCCAAGCTCCAACAGCTATGCACGAGCGAGGAAAGCCATTCCCAGACAGCTACAGAGCAGAATACGAAAGCGTGGAGCTGGCCGCCATCGGACTTCAAGAACTAACTGAATATTTTCAATGCTACGAAGAAACACGCCACTTAAAGCCAAAACGGGTTTCAAAAAAAGGGGCGGCAAGTTAAAGCCACTATCAGGATCAAGAAAGGTTAAGAATGCCGACTACGAAAAAGCCAAAGCAGAATACTTTGAAGAAAAAAACTACCAGTGCGAAATCTGCAACCAGCCAGCAAGCGACCTGCACCACAAAAAAGGTAGAGGGAAGTTCCTGTGCGAGAAGTCCACTTTCATGGCTCTTTGCCGTCCGTGCCACAACAAATGCCACCACGAAGTAGGGTGGGCAAGAGAGAATGGTTACATAATCTATGACTACAAATAATACGTTTGAGCCTCGCGTCATCTGCGAGGGAACTGAAGTAAGCGAGAATCAGTATAAGATTCTTTTCCAGCAGAAGTTCAATCAGTGCTGGGTTCCGAAGAAGGACATCCGACTCAAGGAGACTCTAGGAAACCTTTACGGAGAAAAAATGATTCGCATCGTAGTTCCAGAAGAGGTAGCGAATACTCTTGAACTTGAAGGAATCATGGACTGATTTAAATGGTCGGCGGATGAGAGGCAAGCGACAGAAACGATCACCTGTGGGCCTCGATAATGCCGAGTTAACCCGGCCACCTTTACCAATCTCCATTATCATCTGATGAATAAGAATCATCATCAGAGAATGATTCGACTGGCTTTTCATCCCGCGCCCAGAATCGGTTAGTTGGGACAGCTTTATCGTTTCCGATAAATACTAGTCCATTGCGCCTAGCCATTTCGAGCGCGTAGATCAAACTATCACTCAAGTCGGGCGAGTAACCTGTTCTTCCCTTTAACTCGTCTTTAGTCTCAATGGCAATCTTCTTGTTTTTTATCGTGTATCTACGAAGACAAAGTTCCCGCGCCAGATCAGATGCAGGATCAACGCCAAAGAGAACACGGCTCTTGAAGGCGTGATAACAAGAGTAGTAGTATTCAGATACCAACCTATCGTAAACATCCTTACACGGGCGTTTATCGACTTCAGCGGCGAGTCGATCAGTAGGTTTACCCATAGAGGAGATAAGAGCGATAGATGCTCCAGACGAGTCAAAGCGTAGCCACTCACGAATGATAGCCTGTCCAACTCGACCACCATCACCGGAAACGTCCATACCGAATTTAGAAGGTTGGACACCAGCGGCACGGCATAGAGTTACAACTTCAGTAGCAAGTTGGATTTCAAACTCAGCGGCGGCATTCGCGGATAACTGAATGACCTTCTGACTCTCCAACCACATAACACGATTGCGAGTCCCGCGAACAAAGCCTAGCTTGGCAATAGTCAGAACACATCGATCTCCACCTACAGTGAAAGCGGTATCGAACCCGGCTACCTTGGTAAAACCCTCAGAATCCCAGAGGGGTTCTTCGTTCGTATCAGCATTACGGATCAGATCGGCGGTAAGAATCGTTTGAGCGAATCCAGACTTCGGCCACCAACCAATAGCGTTACGAACATAGTCGATAGCATTCTCGTCTCCATAACATTGTTTAAGCATGATCTCCTGCTTCTTCCGATCCATGAGGAAAGGGAATGGAGATGGCTCGCTCGCAGGCGCGGCAAAGTTAGGAGAACGCATACCATTGTAGAAAAGGCAAACGCCAGTTCCAGTCTCCCACTTGTCCATGTCTGGACTAACCGAATCGAAGTTAGAACAGTCTTTAGGCATGGCCCAGCGGGTGTGAGGATTATCACCAGCAGATGGGTTTCCAATGCCAATGAATGTCACATCATTGTTAGCAGATAAGTTAACCTTGGCGGTAATCGCGCCCAGTTCCATTTCGGGCAACTCATCCAAGGCTAACCTAACCCTATCATTCTTACGACCACGGGTAGTATCAATAGCCTTCTGACCCTCGTTACCTGACTGGAATGCTAGAGCCTTGATAGCATTTCGATAGTCCTTATCCTCATCGTTGGACGCGCCACCCCATACGATCATGTGGCGATAGTCAATGAGCTTACCAAACTGAACTGCGGCACACTTCCATAGCTTGGAGATGATACCCCAGATACGATCTTCGGAAGCACCGAGAGTGGTAGTAGCAACCCAAGACGAAGTGCAATGCGGGGCAGAACACCAATCCAGATAAACCCAAAGACCAACAGGAAACGATTTTCCCATAGAAGCCGCGCCAGCCAAACAAATATCTGTATTGTTACAAAGCTCCTCAAGCGTCCTCAATAATTGAGTATTGGTATACCCACGATTGTATATAGAAACTTCAGTCGGCCATTGTAGTTTAACAGCGTTGATGAAGTGTTCGTGTGGAGATAGTAATTTAAAGTCACCGATATTGATATTATGTTTAGTGCAATACTCTTTCCCATACTCTCCTCTACTGATAGCGTAGCAATACAACTCAATACCAAGATCATCCATGTGTTCTGGAAACTGAATCCCGTAGCGACGAATACCTTTGTTTGAAGAAAAAGCTCTTGACATATCAATAAGAAAATATATTTTCCGTGCAAAGGCAAGATGAAACTGAAAAACAAAAATCTCGCACCTGTTGGGGGGTGGTTCTGGCGTTATGAGATCAAGCGTGATAAGCTCACGTTTCCTGCCATTGTTTACGGAAGCACATTCAATAGCTTGATTCAAAACATCCGCAAGGACTATACATCGAATGGAATCGAAGTTCCTGCCAATATCGAGCAGATGGTCGAAGATCAAACCTGCCAGCGTCAACCGAGTGATCGTTGCTGGTATAGCGATGGTCTAGGAGATAGACTCGCGCAAGTCATCCACACTGTAGCAAAGACTACAGACAAGGTTTTAGGAACTAAACTAGAGCATAAAGCTCGCGGATGTAGTTCGTGTAACAAGCGAAGAAATGCCTTGAATTCATTATCGTAAACGATAAAAGTATAATCCTATGCTCTCCATCGGCCAAGACAACTTTTCACTTGCTACTTTAGACCAAGACGGCAAGCCACCAGAAACACGAATCTCCAATGCGTCACACGCTTGGAATATTGCAAATAATCTTCGCCTTGCAAACATCGGGCGCGAGAACAAACGTATCCGTATCTATAAGGCTTACAAGATGTTTCCGCCGACAGGCTACAGCAAGCTCGCGGAGAAACGACTTCCTTGGCAATCTGATGTTAACTATGGACAACTTGGGTTTATCGTAGACAACCAGAAGTCCAGCTACTACGATGTCATTACGGAACGGCAGGCGTGTTGCACAATTAAAAGTAAATTCGGCAATGAAAAAGAACGACTCGTTAACTCAGAAAACATTTCCATTGCATTCGACCAAGCAATCCGTGAATGGCCCGGATACCTCTACAACACAGAGCAAGACCTTGAAGAGATGCTTCTGTATGGAAAGGGAATCGGAATGTGGGATAGCCCACTTGGATGGATGCCAGAACACGTCTTCCTCTCTGACCTTCTCTTTCCAGACGACATTAGGATCGACTTCTGCAACCTTGAGGAGTTTGTCCGCCGTGTCCGTCTAACCCCATACGAACTCTACAAGAAGATTGAGAATCGTGCGGCGGCAGAAGCAATGGGCTGGAATGTCGATGCGGCTATTGATGCTATCCGATTCCACCGCGCATTTACAAACCACCGCAAGACCCGCGAGGATTTCTTCCGCACGATCAGCGAAGCGGGATTCAACTGGTCACTCTCTGTGAACCAGAAGATTGATCTCTACGAAGTATACTGGAGGGAGTTCGACGGAAAGATCAGTAAGGCGATCATCCTTCAAGACTACCAACCAATCGCTGACTACATCAACTCCAATGTAAAGGGAGCAGGAAAGATCAGCGATGATGACATCAGAACCCAGCATGGATTTATGATGCTCAAGGTAGGACTCTTTAACTCATGGGATGAGATCATGTATATGCTTACCGACTCTGTTGGTAGCGGACTCTTCCAAGACATCAAGAGCCAAGCAGAATCTGCGTTCGTAGCCTGCCGTCAGTATGACTTCACAATGAACTCGCTGGTAGATGCAGTGCGACTCAATTCAATGTTGATGATCGAAGGCCAAGGCCCAGACTCAACCAAGATGTTGAAGCAGATGGAGTGGTTGCCAATCAGCGTCATGCCAGACGGGGCTAAGTTCATCCAGAACCGCTTCCAACTCCCAGTAGCAGAGAGCATGGGATTCATGCAGTTCTTCATGGGAGATATGTATAGGGGCATGGGGCAGTATCGCATCAACGCTCCAACTGCTGGAGGAAAGCAACGCACGAAAGGCGAAGCAGAGTTAGATGCGGCTGAATCCGCTAAACTCTCTGGAACACAGATCCGCCGATTCAATGAATGCCAGACTCTTTACTTCAAACAACTCTACAAACGCTTCGTAAACGCCAAGTCCAGCGATGATGGATATGAGTATGTGAAGAAGTTCTACGAGATTCTTGAGGAACTTAAAACTCCAAGGGAAGCCGCGCAATGGAAGAACATCACCAGCATCCGTTCTAACTTGATCAATGGTGCAGGTAGCCCATCGTTCAAACTCATCACCGCTGAGAAGCTATTGCAGATCACAGCAATCACCCCAGCGAACGAGGGCCAAGAGAACGCAGTTAAAGACGCAATCGCGGCACTCTCTGGACGAGACAACGTAGCTCGCTACCGGAATACCAAGATCAGCAAGATTGATGATACGACTCGCGTTATCGGATTTGAAAATGCTGGCATGACTGATGCGTTCGTTAACCCAGCCAACTTCCCTGTGCTGCCAACCGATCCACACATCGAACACGCTCAAGGTCACTTCCAAGACTTGGTGATGCAGTTGCAGATGAATATGCAGTCTATCCAGCAAGGTCAACCAGACATTGCTGATCTATCTCTGGCCGTTCGCTCCATCAAGTTCAAGGGTGGTCACATCATGGCGCACGTGGAGTATATTGCGAAAGACCAAGGCAAGCAGGACTTCTTGAAGCAATTCATGCAGGGAATGAACGAGGCGCAGAAAATCGCCGACGAACTTCAGTCTGTATACGTGGAGATGGCACAAGCCGAAGCTCAAAAAGGTGGTCAACCAAACTCCGAGGAAGACATCAAACTTCAATACCTCGCCGCCAAGTCTGGTATCGAAATCGACACCAAGAAGAAGCTCGCCGACATTTCGATTGGCAAGGCATCCATCAGCCACGCTCAACGCACCGAGCAGCGCAAGGAACAAGGTATCACTCAACTCGCACTCCAGAAAGCCAAGGCCCGCGCCGAGATTCAGAAGGCGAAAGCAAAGATGGCGGCAGAGCAAGGAGAGCCAATGGAAGAAGAGGTAGAAATCGAAGAGCCAGAGGAGATGGAAACCGAAGAGGTAGAGACTCCAGAGGCAACAGAAGTAGTTGAGATGGAA